CGAATTGGTAGCTGGTCGGAACGAGGCCTTGGCCATCCATCACCGGATAGACGAGATGCGGGGGCAACGGCCAGAACTCGCGAGGGCAGCCAAGGTTGAACTCGGTTGGCCACCAGAAGCCCGTCCCAACCACATCCATGCTCATCACGGTGTAGTTGACAAGTTGATTGCCGTCCATCGAGGGATTGGCGTTCTGGATCAACTGAAGCAGGGGGAAATCGCCCGTGATCTCTTCAACTTCCTCTGCCCCAGCCATCGCCTTGGCGGTGTGATCGAGCGTTTTAAGCCTGAGCCTGGTCGCTTTAGAAACTCGCCTCGCGTCGCAACGCTTGGCGTAATCACCCTTCTCTTGCGAGATCCTGAAGAGCCGCAGCGGAACACGAGACACCGCATCAGCGTTGAGTCGAACCGCGGTGAAGATCAGGCTCTTGTACGCCTCCGCCAAGGCAGGCAGACTCGGGGCCCGCCGAAATCGGAACGCGTCCGAATAGACCGGCCCCCCGCCCCAACCGTAGGAGGTCAGGCCAGGAGGCTGGGCCTTCTGCTCTTCGCGAAGCCAGAGGTTCATGTGGCGGGAGGTACGGGGCACTGGTCAGTTGGCCTCGGGTCGGTAGATCTTAAGCGGTGACGTCTTAGTTTTGAGTACGCCGACCGGCTTCACGGGAACGGCATAGAGAAACGCGAGCATCGTATGAGCGAACTCGCGTTTCGCTATCGTCTCGATAGCCCCAGAGTCCAGTTCTTCCATCTCGGTCTCGCGAGGATCCAAGGCGATCCGACGTGTCGCCAGCCTCTTCATCTCGTCGCCAAGCCGATCGTTCTCAAGCACGACCGGGCGACCGAACAGCGTGGATGGGATCCCAGCGTCCAGGAGGGCTTCAAGGTTGCGGACAGGGCGACGGGCACTCATGCGATCACCTGGCTCACAACCTCAGAGGCCGGCAGGCACAAGAACTCTTGCTGAAGCAAGTAGCTGACAACGGCTATTCCAGACCCATTGCTCAATGCGAGTGTCACCATCCGCCACCCCCGTTGTCCCACCAGTGCGAAGCGTTGATGTCGCGATACTCGGCTTCACGCTCTTCCTGAAGTTTGCGTTCCCGTGCAGCAACAACGTGATCCGGCTCGATGGCAGTCACCCCTCGGTCCACGCTCATGCAGGCGTAGCGCAAGCTGTCACATGCGTGATCGTTTATCTTTTCTGGGGCCTCTTTGACCGCCTTGCCGTCCGACGATTTCGGCCACGAGTAACTATCCATTTCTTCGACAAGGCAGCACGGCCTCTTGGCTTCCTCCAGCGACTTGTCCCGCTCAACCAAGCAGTCGCGGAACACGTAGAGCCGGGGCCTTGGCTTGCCATCCACCCCGTCGCCTGCGTCCTTCAGCCGCTCCTGAACCGCCTCGATGCCAGGTGAGACTTCCTTGCGTGCGGGAATGGTCGAGATCCCGTTCTCGCGAAGCGTTGCCCGATCTTCCGCGTCGTGGTCGGCCACGCTGAACTCATACTGGAGCGGCACGTGGTAATGGCCGCCCGCAAACTTGACCGAGGTTCGGATCTGCTCCGCCGATGCTTGGGCTTCGGGCACCTTGCGGCAGTCGAGATCGCTCAGCTCCTTGATCTGCTTCGAGTGAACCGCCACTGTCCGCTTCGTGTGATAGATCTCGCGATAGACGTACATTCGGCAGTCATCGTCGATCGCGACCCAGAGACAGACGAACGGGTTCGAGTAGCCGAAGTCGATCGAGCGAATTCGCCGCCATGTGTCTGGGATCTCGAATGGGTCCACGATGTGAACCTGGCGATCCCAATCGTCGTAAACAACCCCTTCGGCTTGGACCCACTTCCCGTAGCGAAGACGAGGCTTGCGAGCACCAGTCAGGGCGTCGAGCTTGGGGATGTAGGCTTTGCCCTCGGCCGTCAGTTTGCCCGTCTTGCGGTCCCAAAGGCGGGGGTTGTCCTCGTGGCGAGACTCGAGCATGAGCGTCGAGCCGCGGTCCACACGCTGCTTGAGCCAGTGAGTTGGGCGATCCGGATTCGTGTCCGCGATGATCTGCTGGAACGGAACGACCCCGTTGCGGAGACGGGTGGTGAGACTCTCCCAGTCGTTCTCGTAGCACTCGATGGCTTCCTGGACATAGATCAGGTCATACTCGGTCGACATGACCTTGCCGGGCTTGTCGAGACCGCCAATGACCACCGTGGAACCGTTGGGGTAGTGGTAGGCCTGGCGGTGCGAGCGGCGGGAACCTTCGGCGATTGGCGAGTTGGCGGGAAGCACCTTCTCTTCGTAGGTGACGAGGGCGGTTTCCGTCAGGCTCTCCCGTGTCTTCCGCACGATCAAGGCACGAGTGTTGGGCCAGCGAAGGCAGACCGCGTGAAGTTTCTCGAGACAGGCCCTCGATTTCCCAGTGCCTGCCGGCCCAGAGAGCAAAACCTCTGGAGATCTGTTTATCCATAGATCTCTTGCCGCCCCGAACGGCTCATAAGGCCGATTGGCCTCAGTAATTGCGGCTCTCATAAAGTCGCCTGGAGAACTCTCGCTGGTCGAATCTCATGACGCCGAGGGCAGACCCAATGGCGAGCAGGCCGATCGGGAAAATCATCCACCAGCCAATCGTCAGGCAGACGTTGGCCCCAATCACACCGCCACCGCTCATCGCCAGCAAGAAGCACAAGAATTCACGTGACATCGGATCGCATCCTCACAAGTCTTCCGGGCTCACCGCGATATAAGCCTTGGTCGTCGCCTCAACCTCATGCTTCTCGGTCCATTGCCCCAGTTCCTGAGCCGCCTGTTTCTCGTGCTCGCGGAGTTCGCGGAGAAGCACCGCGTCGAGTTCGGTTTCGATCGTCTTCTCGATCTCGACTTCGCCGACCTGCCGGGTCTTCACCGTCTTCACGAGAAGGCCGGTCGTCCCCCCAGGCACATCGGCCATCTCGGGGTCGTCGGCCCTTGCCTCGATGACTTGCTGGAGCCGATTCCACCGATCGTTGAGGGCCTTGACTCGCTTGAATCGACTGGCGATCCCTCGGCGTCGCACCTCGGAGTTGAACGACTCGATCTGAAGGTCGACCTCGGCCTGAAACGCCTCAGCCTGCTTCCATTGCCAGATCGCTTGACGTGAGACTCCACACCGCTCCCCAATCTCCGCGTCCGTAAGGTTTCCCTCGGCAAGGAGTTGCGCGGCAAGCCTCCGATCGTCGTTCCATTGAAAGTCAGCCATATTCGGTAAAGCGTATGTTAACGAATCACCCCACCATCACTCTCACCACTGCCACCCCAACACCGCACCACACCAGCACCGCGAGCACCCAAGTCCACCAGGGCGATGGGATAGCGACCGGGCGAGGGTAGCGGACGGTCATGCAAAGCCCCTCACTTGATCTCGCTCGGAACCAGCGTCTTGGTCGGCGGTGGAGGCGGAGCCACCTGCACCGGAGTCTTCGGCTCGATCGTGGTTGGCTCTTGCGGCTTGGGTAGATCCGCCGGAACGAACACAGCGAAGAGGTCCGTGTCGCCCTTGAACTGCACCTCTTGCGACCACCGGATACCGCCTGAGTACGCTTTAACCGGGACTGCCCGTCCATCCCGATGCAGCAGGCCGAACGTGATAATCCCCTGCATGAGCCAGCCAGCGTCGGGCGAGTTGTTCTGGCTGAGAATCTCCGTCGCCTTGGTCATGCCCCGCTTGTAGCCGACCTGGTCCACCTTGCGAAGCAGAATCGTCATGGGCTGGCCAACCAGTTCCTCGCGGGCATAGCCAGTCAGGAGACCGATGTTGGACGAGGCCTCGGTGATCAGCCCGTCCGTGTTCCAGAGGACGATGTAAGCCGGGGCCGAGCTGACAATCTTGCTGACCCGACGCTGCAGCACATTGGTCCGATACCACCCCGTGCGGACGTTGGTCGCCTCATAGTACAGCCACGCGGAGAAGAGGAGCACCACGACCACGGCCGTGAACTTCCCCATGAAGTGGTCGTAGAAGCCCTCCAGGCTGCCGAACACGATTCGGATCAGGAACATCGCGGCAAGGAAGCATGCGACAATCGTGACCGAGTAGTCGTCGTAGTGGCCACGCACGAGCTTCATGGCCAACGCAAGGAGAACTCCTTGGACCGCCAAGTCGAGGCCGATCCAGTAGAGGTCATCCTTGCTTGCGTGCCTCGCCGTCACCTGGCTGTTGCGGATTGGTGCCATGAGGCCCCTCGGTCGGTTTGATCCCAAGCCACCGTTTGATGATCGCGATAAAGTCGGTGGCCACCGCATCAACCATGGGGCGCCCGGCCAACCCCGCAAGAATGCAAACGGCGATGAGAAAGTAGATGTTGTCCTGAAACTTCTCGAACCAGAGCATCGCAAGGGCGAGACCAAGACATCCGCTATTCGCACCAGCGACGAACGACGAAAGCAGGGTTGAGGGTTTACCCTCTCGCAAATGCGCTGCCACTCCCGCGAATGACGAAAGCCCAAATGCCGCAGCGAAGGTTCGAATAGGGCTGATATGCTCTTCAAGCAGCGGCATGGTGATTGTCTATCCGGTCATCGGGGTTATGGGCCTCATCGCCCTGGAACGGGAAGTTGGAGGATTACTCGGTCGGCAGCCCATGGATCACCTTGTCGAACACGCCGATCGCCGAAGGCCCGAGGAGTTGCGAGATCAGGCCTTTGTACTTGAGGATGTACGCGGCGGCTGCGTCTCCGTGCTTCGCGGCGATCGCCTCGAGGATGCCCTTCGCGATCGGCAGGAGCATCTCCGGGGAAAGCGGGAAGGCGGCACCAACCACCCCGGGCTTCGGTTCGAGATCGGCGGCAACCAGTTCGAGAACTTCGGCTTTGGCGAGAGCAAGTTCGGTAGACATGAGATTGAGTCCTTGCGAGCTGAGTGATCGTGGTCTTCCGTGGGTCACCACCCGATGAACCCCAGGAACGCCGCGGCGAACACCAGCAGGGCAAACGCCCCGCCGTCCGCATTCGCGTGCCCCTTGGCCCCATCACCGAAGAACAGGGCGAAGCCGAGCAGGACGGCCACGACGGTGACGAGGATGAGGCGGCGGAGGTGAGTTCGTGTCATCGCGGACACGCCCCGTTGGCACAGGGGCTACCGTACTGGAGCACGGGAGCGTAGTAGCGCGGGGCCAAAGCAGCGTTCACGCGACCAACGTAGGTTTGGAGCCATCGCGGGTCGGTGTGGGTCCAGGTCCGGTTCGCCCGGTCCTTGAGTTGCCAAAGCTGAGGCTGGGTGGTGGAGGCCGAAGCGGGAACCTTCGGAGCGGGGTCCGAAGACTTCGGAGTCTGTCCCAGAGGAGCGTAGTAGTACTGCGGGAAGACGTAGGCCGGCTGCGAGACCGAGCACGACCCGCCCGGACACTGGCCGAGCAGGCTCGCAACGAGGATTGCGGTGAGCATGAGGCGTCCTTGGAGGGTCAGGCGATGAGGTCCGGCGGGCGGGTGTTGTCGGCGGTGTCGTCGAACATGGCGCGAATCGTGTAACCCTCGAAGGCCGCAGCAGTCGGGACGTACTTCGCTGGAAGCCAGCAATAGCCGTTTTGGCCCCACTGCGTCGTCCACGAGTTCTGCATTTTGACGAGCCAGGAGCCATCCTTGGCCCGCTTCATGCCCATGCCGACATGGACCGCGTGATTGCAGTAGCCTCTCCCGAGCCCGGGGACGCCGTCAGGGTTCAGGTTGTTGAACGAGTTGCCGACGCACACGGCGAGGTTGACCGACTGCTGCCGCTGGACCGCTGTGCCGAGTTCCAGGTAGTTCGTGATCCGATTGCCGATTTCGATCTTGTATCGCGGGGCGGCCGAATGCGCCTCGGGCGTGAGTTGCCGTGGGTTGATGATCCCGTATTTGACGAAAGATTCCGGCGCACACCCATCGGAAGACATGAGCTCAAGTGCATCAAGGATCATCGACCCTCGGTCGACGCCATTGCAGAGGATCGCGTAAACGTACCATGCTGACAGATCGACCAGAGGCATCCCAGAGACGTAGCGACTTGTCTCGCCAGCCGTTGCCGCAGCATGGCCGTTGCAAGCTCCCCGGCCATTTTGGTCCTTCACCTTCACGACTGCGGATGTGTCAATATCGAATTCGACCCACTGATCTTCGGGGATGATATCCGAAGCAGCCATCGGCGGGACGGCCATCATCCGCTTGGGGTCACCTGGGATGAAGCCGAGCGGGCGAATATTGCCAAAATCGTCTTTGATCGACGGAAGTGTGGTCTCGGCCATGTCTAGTTGCTCCCTCTCAGCATCTTCAGGTCGGCCAAGATCTTCTCTTCGGTTGCAGCCTTTGTGGTCCCGACGACCTTGCCACTCTCGGTCACCCAAATCACAGCAGGAGGACCGCCGGCCGCATCAAGGGCCTGCTTGTACCCTGGCTTCTCCAGTTCGCTCTCGCTTGCCAAGTAGGACCGGTAGATGGTGCTGGTGTTAGCAAACGCCTTGCGGATGTCTGGGTCGGTTCGCAGCGATGCTTCTGCGGCCGTAGGCAATGCTGGGAGGATCAGCGTACCCCACAGTTTCCCGGTGACTGGTGATGGTCCAGGCGGAACCGGGGCGGGCGGATTCGGACCAGGATCGGGCTCAGGATCTGGCTTAGGCGCTGGAGCAATCGACTCAATGCTGATCGGCCAGATGGCCACGTCGTCAACCGGTTTGTCGCTGCCGTCGACCTGCCCGATCGCGATGACGACCACGGTGTAGTTGCCGGGACGAGGCGCAACGAAGATCGCCTTCCACGGCTTTCCGTCCGCAGTGAATCCGTGCTCGAGCGAGGGCTTGAATTCCCCGCCTCCCGCCGCCTTAACCGTGAGTGGGAAGTTGGCGTCAGATGCCGAGCCGGACAAGTCGAACACGACCTCCTGGCCAACGATGGCCGTGGTCGGTCCCTTGATCGACGCCTTTGGCTCTGCGGCAAAGGCGAGACTCGGCAGGCCCAGTATCAGGGCAAGCAGCAGGCGGCGCATGGCTTAGGCGTTCTCCTTCGTGAAGAACTCGGCGAGCACTTCGAGCAGGATGGGCATGAGGATTTTCAGCAGTCCGACGAGGATGGGGTTACCCTTGGCTCGCTCGTTCAGGGCGGCCTTGATCGCGTTCGTCTTCTGGTTCGCTGTCATCGGCTTCGCGGGCAAAGATCACCTGACCTTTCGGGTCCAGAGTTCGATGAAATCAGTGATCAGCACCAGTCCGCCCCAGCCGGAGCAGACCACGACAATCACAGCGATGAACACGCACACCGACATGGAATGAGTGAAAGCCGCAGGCCGACGGGAGAAGACACCGGCCCACGGCGAAACGGCGGGGATCAGGTTGTGGGTTCGACGGGCGGCTCTTCGGGATTGGTCGGCGGATTGGACGGATCGGGGTCGATGCCGCGGATGGTCGCCCGCAGGTCATCGATGATCGCCTGGACCTCGGGAGTGGTCTCACCGAGTTGCGCCTCCAACGCGGCCACCTGACCCTTCAGTGCCAGAATCGAGGCGTTGAAGGCGGCGGTGTCGTCGTTGATTCGCGTCACGGCGGCGTCGAAGTCGCCCTTGAGGGCGTTCAGTTCGTCGATCGTATTGGCCATCTTCTGCTCCAAGGCTTTGAGTTGCTTCCGGCTCGCGGGACGTTTGCTCTTCCCGAAGCCGAAGGTGATCCAGAATGACATGGCTGCACGCCCCGACATGGGGATGGGTATATCAATGAGCGGGCGTGGGAGCCCGGTTATTGGAAGTGGAGATGCCGGCAAAGCCAAACGGCCGCACAGATCACGGCAGCCGCAAGGGTTCCTGCCCCAAATACCGCGAGCCACAAGATGGCCGTGAAGACTGATGCGGGATTAGAAGGCTTGAGGGGCGGCGAAGAGATGACGCTAGGAAGGACGGGGTTATTCATCAGCTGTCTCAAACTTCGCGTTCCTGGGGGGGACACAGGTC